TGGTTTTCCGTACTCCTCAAAATAAAGCCACTCAAAATCGTATCCTAATTTGCTTATATACCTACTATCCAAAACGATTGTATCGGATTGTATTATCGTATCTAATTCAAACTTGTTTAGTTTATTTGCATCTATGTGATTAAAATTTATAATCCCATCATTGGTATCGGTTCTATAATAGATAAACGATATACGATTTCCAAATGGATGTACTTTTGGCGAACTCCATACTGGAACTATTAAATTAATAATCGGATTTCCCTTTAAAAAAGTTTGTAGGGATTGTTTATCTTCAATTAGGTTCATAGAACTCTAATATACGAAAAAAATATCTATTTCCAAAATTGTTTTAAGTTTGGAAGATATAAACCAATGTTTTTTAAAGTACTTTGTGCCAAACCAATTGCTGCCTTATTTGAATTTATAACACCAATATCATCTACTTCACCGTTTTCTTTGTAAGTTGGTGATATGGGCCCACGTATTCTCCATTTTAATGTTTCAGCTTTCCAAAATGGACTATCATGATAACTGGAATAGACATCTTTTGATATTTCAAATATGTGTCCATTTTCATCATTTCTTTTTCTAACAAAATATCTTCTAATAAATCCCAAACTATAATCTAAATCAGATGGGGTTGGTACTGTTGTTATTGGATATTCTATTTTATATGTATCCAAATTTCTTGCGACATCTTTATACATATTATTTATTTTTTAGGTATTAAATTATAACTAGCTTCTATGGTTGTAAACCACCCACTATTATCAACATTGTGTTTCGTATTTGTTATTTGAAATACACCAATTTGATTGTAAATTTCAGGAACACCATCTACTTTAAAATATTGTCCAGACCTAAATCCACTAAACCCATCTATGGTCAATGTTACATCTATTGGTGATAAAGTTGGTTTTTTTGTATTTTGTGGTTCTGTTTTTATTTTTTCTTGTATAAGTTGTCTATCTTCAAATACCAAAGTTCTTATTACTTTACCAGATGTATCCATTGCATACTTTATAGATTTTGATTCTATAACTTGTAACAACGATTCTGCGGAGTTTGTTACACCATCATCATCCGTTTTTTCTGCTGAAATGGTTTTTGGTTGTTCGTTTGTTGCTTTTATATCTTTTAATATTCGTTCCAATTCAACTCTATTTATAGAATACCACCCATCTGCATTTCCAAGTGTAGAATTATCTATTGATTTAAATGCTTCTTCTGGCAATTCTAATATTTTATTTTCAGACTTCAATACTTTTTCCGCATTTTCTTTACTTGCTTCTGCTAAAAATTTACCACTATTAAAAACCGTTCGTCCTGCAACAAGATTACTCATTTCAAAATTAAAAGAAAAATCTTTTACGATTGAATGCATTGTATTCGGTTTAAATCTATAAGTTTCTTCTGTGCTTTGTAATTTTAAATCATTTTTAAATCTATAATCAATTACAGAAGGTCCGGTCAGTTCTTCTCTTAATCCAAAAACCAATCCAATAAGTCCAAAACTATTCTTATTTATAATTTTCAAAACTTCTTCTAAAAATTGTATTCTAGTATAACTTCTAACCCAAAGCCTTACAATTTCTTCGTAGTTTATAAATATGTTTAATGCGTTTCCGGTTCTACTATCTGCTTTTTGTTCATCAATCACTATACCGTTATACACTTCTTTTAATTCCCCCTTTACATGAAAATCATAACCATTTATTCTACCATCTATCGGTTTTGCTTTTTCATCAATAACTATCTTTCCATCGCTACCAGCGATAAATGTCGGCAATTCGTTTGTCGGAAATAATATATCCTGATTATTTGATATTATATATTTGTTAGAATTGACCGGTATCATTTCTACCTCTTTATTTCCTATCTTATATGTTGGTATTTCCAATTTAAAAAAATCCTTATCAACACCATTATCGGAAACAATATAGTTTAATAATATTTTTAATACAAATCGTAAAGATACATATCTTTTATCAGATGCAGTTGTTTCTTTGTTTGTTGTATTTATTTTAAAAAAATTAAAAAAATCTTTTTTTAACCAATTATTAATATTATCACCATCTGGATGTGGTGTAGATGATAGTAAATCTTTTAATTTTGTTTTATCTAAATTTAAATCCGAAGAGACTATATCAATAACTTGTTCTGGTTCTGTTGGTGCATCGTTACTGTTTTGTAGATCTTTTTGTCCTTTATCTTTTTTTGGTTTAACCGGAATTGCCATACTAATTTGGTTTCCTTGTGTAATTTCAATTGATACCATATAAGTTCCATCGGATTCTATTGAAAAATTATAATCTGTAACCTTTCCGGCTACAAAATCATATGTACCCAAACTCTGTTGTAATCTTGTTGTATAGTTTGCAAACGCCTTGACCGATGCTCTGTAATAATCTGAAAAGGATTCATAAAACTCTTTATAATCTTTTTTTGGAATAAGTGCATGTGAAACATCTGAAAATGGTGAAAAATCTATTTTTTCTCCACTTGAATTGTATGCATCATATTTTTTTGTTCTAATATTTTTATTAACTTTAAACATAGAACCATCACCAAATTCTACCAATACATTCATTCCGGGTTTCATAAAAAACATCTCAAATAATTCCAACTGTTTTAATGAAAAAACTCTAACACTAACTCTTGCGGTTTTTAAAGTATTATTTGCACCATCAGTATCAATATCCAAAGTTTCTATAATTGGAGTAGATATGTATCTGCCGGATTCTCCTTGAACTTTTATATATTCTCCGGTAAAATCAACTCCAACTATGGTTTCATTTTTTGTATATGTTAAATCTGTGTTATTTATATTGTTTGAAATAATACATCCCTTATATGATTTTGGTGAACCTTTTAAATCATTGATAATATTTGCTAGTTCGGTTTTTCTTGCTACAAAATCATCACTTGCAGTTCCATTTACAACGAGAGCTCCTGATGTTAAAATTACAAATGGATTTTTTACAGAAGATAATACTGGATCCTTTTCTCTATCCGTCATTATATCTACAATCCATGGACTCAATGGAGAAAAATAAGGAAATCCCATAACTTATTTATTTATTTTTGATAAATCATTTAATATAGTAGTTATATCCGATGGTACTCTTAACTGTCTACCAGCTTCTACATAAAACGTGCCATCGTTAATATTATTTGCAACTGCAATAACCCACCATAAATTTTTATCGTTATAGTATTTATTTGCTAATAAATCCAATCTATCACCATCTTCGGAAATTATATACAAATCATTATCCGTTGCTTTTATTTTTGGATATATGGTGGATTGATAATATCTTTTTCCAGTATCTTTATCTTTTACAGCATTTGTATATATGTATCTCCTAGCCATTTTAATTAATATATAATGTAAACTTTAAGATTCTTTATTTCCTCTAAAATCATAAACTAATTTCTGCTTACCATTTTGTTTTTCTATTTTTGGATTTTCTAATACCTTAAATCCAAAAGATACATTTACAACAGATGGATGTAATTCATTCTTCATTTTACTCATATTTTCATCCATCGATGGCCATGTAATATTATCATCAATGGATATAGATATTGATTCTATTATTCCTAATAAATTATCATATAATCCATTTATAGATAAATAAACCAAATTTGGTTTAAATACAAGTGGTGAGTATCCGGCGTTATTATTATATGCTATCGCCACTAAATCTTCATTTGGATAAGTTAATTTTCTTATTTTATCAATATTTTTAATCATTATATTTTTGGTATTCAAATCCGTATAATATAATTTTAAATCAAACTTTATACTTCTCTCCACCCCACCATATCTGTATATATTAAATGGTGATCCTACATATTTAAATCCATTCCACTCTGGAGCAAAATCTTCGGATAATCCACTTATTGTACCAGGCAAAATCATCTGTTCAGCTGAATCATATATTTTAAGTTTAACATATGGTATATTCATTTCCTTTACAGCATTATCAAATGCAGTAGCTTTACTTCCTGATTCATAATTTAATATTGCATTATTTACAATATCCCAATTTTGATTTTGTTTTGGTCTTTCTTCCAACCCAACTTGTATATAATCAGAATTTCCATTTAATTTTTTGTAAACAGGTGCATGTGTTGAAAATGTTTTTGTAGCTGATAGTGGTTTTCCTCCAAAATCTGTAATTTGATATTTTGTACCATATCCTCCCTCATCGGTAAGTTTTTTCTTTTTTAATGCATCTCTTAAAGAATTAAATGCAGTTTTGGTTGCAACAGGATTTCTTAAAGTATCTTTTGCAAGATTTACAACAGATGATACCGGAGAATCTATAATACCTTTTAAATTTAAATTTTGAAATCCATCAGGAGATGTTTTTACAAAATAATCAATATCCGGGTTTACATTATCATTAGATTGTCTTAAAATATTTCCGGCAGATGTAAGTGATATTGGTTTTTCAAATTTTTTATCACTTTTAAATATCGTATCGGATGGCCTGTTTGCTGATCCTTTTATTAAACCTGCCACTTGGTTTCCAATCATACCAATGGCTGCGTTTGGTGAACTTACTGCAAGCGCAGCTGCTCTTCCTGGATTTATAACCCCTTTACTTTCTATTATTACTTTTCCAGCTAATCCGTATAGGTCTTTATTTTGTTCTTTAAATAAATCTAATATAGTGGCCATCTATAAATTTCTTTAATATAAATATCCTTTATATAAATTTATCCTTTGGGAAGCATTGCTTTTCTATTCTCTTCTCTTCTTTGTAGCATAGTCGTAACCGTTCTTCCATCTATTATCACTTTAGTTGCTGCATCTCTATTATCCCCCAATACTGCCAATAATGCTTGTAAATTTTTAGATATTTGCAAGTCTTTTTCCATAGTGGTGTTCATTTTGGTAATTGTTTTTGCAGTATCTTGTGCTATGTTGAAATTATTATTTGCGTTTTGAGCAAGTGTAATTCTACCACCGGCAGCTGCGAATGCAACCATTCTTATCCAAGGTAAACTATTTATTGCCTTTGTATCAACTTCCGTTAATCTAGTCAAAGCTGATGCTAAATTTTCGAATGCCGCCGATGCGATATCAATTGAGGCCGCCATTGCACTCGTTTGCATTAAAGCCGTATTTAATCCCATTATTGTTTGCGTAAATAAGTTAAGTGTTTCAATTTTACCACTAACCGAGTCGGCCGTTGCAGCAAATGCAGTACCCATTAATTTAGCCGTATCGGCTACTGAATCAGGTATAGCAAACAACTTTATACTATTTCCTAAATAATTAATTGAATCTGCTACTTGATGTAGATATGCCGCATCTAAATTCTGAAAGTTTCTGAATTTTGTTATTGGGTCTCCTCCAAAGAAATCTCCAATTGCACTCATAAATCCACCCACTGCGGATGCTCCTCCAAATATAGCAACTGCTCCTGCCATTGCCGCAATACCCCCTGCAACTGCGAACATCTGTGCAGCATTTAAACTAGATAATCTTGATATAGAATCCGTTATGGACATTATTACAGTTGATATGGAATTTCCTATCGACGTTATTACGGCTGCTATTCCATCAAATATAGATGTAATAACCGGTCCTGCTTCTCTTAATACTTTTACAAATGTATCGCCTATAATGGATGCTAATCCCAATAATAGTGGTGTTAATTTTTCTATACCAGGACCGGCTATACTCAATGCTTCTGCCAATCCCATTGCCATACCAACAACTATCAAGCCGACCGGTAATCCGAATAAAGGACTAGGTGCTGCCATAGCCATTGCAAATGTTGTTAATCCAGTAGTCATACCACTAAAGAATGAACCAATTGCTTTACCTAAATTACCAAGGATGGCCGGCATTTGTGCAGATGCTTGTCTTAATCCCCCCACTACTGTGTTGAAGGTTTTCATAACACCTTGTGCTATTTTATTTGATACATCTGTAACTAATTTTACACCTTCTTGTAATACCCCATTTAGTTCTGAAATGATTGATTTTAATACTCCACTCAATTCTTTGATAACTCCCTTTATAACAGTCGTTACCTGCTTCATACCATCTACCATCGATTTACCAATACCTCCACCGCCTGGTGCTGCTCCACCTACAGATGCTCCTGTTGGTGCTGCTCCTGTTGGTGCTGCTCCTGTTGGTGCTGCTCCTGTTGGTGCTGCACCACCACCTTTACCAAACATAGATAATAAACCACCTCCTCCACCACCAACTAATTTAGTCAGTAAACCACCACCCAATGTCATAACTAATCCACTAGCAACATTTTCTAACAAACCTGTTACAAAATTTAATTTAGTAGTTTCTGTCATTTGTTTAGCAAATGCATCACTTTCAATCCAGGCTTTTCTCATTTTACCTGCCAACTTTTCGGCTTGCTGTGCTGCTAAATTTTGTTTGGTCTTTAAATCTTTATATTCATCGGATCCCAAATATGAATCGGCTATTTTTGCAGATAATTGAGCATCTAATATCGCTGTTTGTGCTGATATCGATGCTTGCTTTGCGTTCAATGCACTTTCTGCCGCTTGTGTTGCTCCTAAAAATTGTTGATTTCCTGCTTTCGCGTTTCCTTCTTTTAATCCACCAACCTGTGCTCCCCCTTTGGTTGCTATTTTTTGTAATGAATTTAAATCCATTCCACCCAAAGCCTGTGATAACGCTTCTTGTTGAAACATATCCATATCTTCAGGATTTAATCCCTGTGCCTTTAAAGATTCAAGAGCACCTTTGGTATCTCCTTGTGCAAATTTGGCCCTTACTTCCGAAAGGTCAACTTGCTCTCCTAATAAAGATGATAATTGCATCTCTGCCTTTATACTATCTTTATAATTCATTACCATATTTTTACCAGCTTTTGCAATATCACCAAAGTTCACACCTATTGATTGTGCATATGCTACCTGTTTTGCTAATGCCTTACCACCTTTGATTTGGTAACTCAACGCATCTTTAGATGCATCAGCTACTTCTCTCATCAAATTACCCAAACCAATACCTGCTTGGTCTGCCATATTTCTCAATCCCTCTTGTAAATTCATCGCAGTTGATGCGGTTACACCATCCATCCTTTGAAACATTTCGTTTATCTGTGCAATGCTTTCAACGGATTGGCCTGTTCTTTCCGACATTATTGCCATATCTGCACCTACTTTGGCAGATGGCATTTTGCCAGTTGCTGCGGATGCTGCTTCCATTCCGGATGCAATTTTGTCAGCACTTATTCCTGCCAATTGCAATTGTGCGGCGCCATATCCAACGGACCCCAATTTATTACCAAATAAAGCCGTTTTTGCAGCTCTTTCAAATTGTGCCGCACCTTGTTGCATTTGTGCACTAAATTGAATTGCTGCTTTTTGACCCGCAAATGCAGCTTCTTTTTGCATTTTAACAATCTCACCTTCTGAATTAATTCTATGCTCTAATCTTTCTTGTTCAATTTGTTGAGGTATAGATTGTGCATCTACTTGAAGTTTACCAATATTTGCTTCTGTATCAATTCTATTTTGTTCACCTTGTTTATACTGCTCCATAGCAGTTTTAATTGGTGCGCCAAAGTAATCCATTGCCGCTTTAGCCAGCGCCGCTCCTAATGCAAAAACTGCTGCTTTAAATGCAAGGGTATCTTTTGTATTTGTTTTTAATAGAGTATTTAATTCAGACATTGCTGGTATCCCACTAAAATTATCAAGTACGGCATCCATTGCATTCCATTCTTCAGTAGTAGCTGAAACTGCTTTTTGAAATTTTACAGTATCATCCGCCATACCATTGAGAACCGCCAATACTTCTTGTCCTTCATCTCCCATATCAGCTAAAAATTGAACGGATTGTTCATACTTTTCTTTAGCTCTAGCCAATTCTAAATTTATTGCTTCTTGATTTTTTCCAGTCATAGCGGTTCTATCCGCTATACGTGCTACACTTTGTTGATATTTTTTATAAGCATCTACTGCGGTTCCTACCGATTTTGCAAAATCTGCATCACCTATTTGTACCGTTAAATCCGCTATACTTGATAAAGATGCTTTTTGATTATCTATATACTTTTGAGTATCACTATATAGTTTATGATTTTTTCCAACTCTATCAGCGATACTAGCCAAAATATCTTCGGTATCATCCAAAAATTTATTTTGGTCTTTTATCTTATTACTGGTTTTTTCAACTGCGGTTGCAACCTTTTCATATTCTTTCAGATATGCAGTCACCGCATCAAGTTGCTTTTGGAATTCTTCTGTAAGATATCCATTCTCTCTCCGTAAGTCCTTTAAAACCTTATATAATTCGAGAGATTTATCTACTTGCTCTTTATCAAATTTATTGGACGCCAACGTATCTTACTTTAAACTGTAATATTATACTTTTTTATAAAATCATCCATTGCAGATGTGTCGTATCCCTTTGATTTTAACCACTTATAATGTCTAACCGTATTACTATCTATGGAATTATTTAAATCATCCCACATTTTTGCAACTTCCGGGCTAACCTTTTCCAATTTATTAATGAATTGATCTTCTTTACCCTTCCCCTTTGCTATAAAAAAGCTTTGCAAAAATTTAGTAAGTGCACCTTCTTTTACTAATATTTTTTTAGGCATATATTTTCTATTATGTTTATGTATAAATATAAACAATTTTATTAATTATCTCCTTCTCACTCTACTACCAGACGTTTTACCTTTACTCTGTGCACTATCGATTTGCTTTTTTTCTTCCTCTTTAGCATCTAACATTTCTCTGTAATAAAATTCTCTGAGCTTTGTGGGCATATAATAGAGATCGTGCCAATTAAATCCACCATTGGCATAGTAAACCATTTGAAATATTTTTTTATGTAATTGAGTACCGTACTCAATCGGTAGGGTAAAAAAAGGAAACTCCAAACGGAATTTTTAGCGCCTCCGTATCGCCGGTTACCGCTGATATATAATCAAATGTAAGATCGAGGTCTGGACTAATTTTTGCCATTTCTTTTCTTAAACCCTTTGAATCTCCTGCTAACAATCTATTTGATACAAAATTACTGATATATCCAAAATCTCTGTTACCATCTACTTCTGTAATAATTCTCCTATATCTTGTTGTAATTTCGTTTGCTTGCTTTGTTGCTTTTTGTGATGCCTCTATATCTCTGTTAATTGCCAACTCATCACCATGTGTAAGTAATTTGAATTTTATTGGTGTTTTAGAAACAGGCAATGTAAAACTATATTCATTACTTCTATTTAAAAGAGATTCATCAACTTCTTTAACATTAATTTTTGATAAATCAATTGTTACCTCAACCTCTTCCCCATCAAATGGATCAGTAATTTTTGCAGTGTATTCTGGACCAAATGCTAATATTCTAGAAGTAATTAATATGGCGTTTTTATCACCAATAACTAAATCATTAACATTTACTCCTGGTTCTACAACTATTGATTCCAATAGTTTATCCAATTGAATACCTTTACGAATTAAGTTTGCCGATGTAAGAATATCCTCTTCTTTGGCAGTCATTAATTTAATTGTGATTTCTCCTTTAGCTAATGGAGATGATTCCGGATATACCAATCCTTTGGATGGTAAACTGATAATTTCTGTTGGGAATGGGAAATCTACTTTTCTTTGTGGAGGAGGTGTTTGTTGTCCTAATCCTCTTGTAACTTGTTGTTCCGTGTTTTGATCCATAAATAACTAAATTTGTTTATTATATATATTCGATTTTTTAAAAATGAAAAAAGGGGAACAGATATGCTCCCCTTTTTCTTTCTATGATTTTTAGATTAATATTCTAAAACAGCGTAGTCGTATGATAGAGTTAATTCGATACTCAAAGGATCGTTACCAGACCAATCTAATTCACCAAAGTTTGCTGAACTAATAAATGCTCCTTTCAAAGTCCATTGTTCTACTTTATCACCCACAGGACCTAACAAATAAAATGTTATATCTTTTTTATAAAATGCTGCGTATCCATCTCTACCGGTCAATGACTCATGTGATTGTCTAATCCACTCCATTACCTGTTGTGCGCCTGATGGTACAATTGGGTCATAAAGAGTGATATTAATATCATCCCAAGTCGATTTTCCTTTAATCTTTCTTTTTACATTGATATATTTTATTTATTATAAATATTCAATTTTTAAATTATCCGTTAAACGCTGCACCTGTTGGTAAGATGTTGAAATCAATTTGAATGAATTCAGCTGTCTTTGTTGGTTGTAAGTAGATAGCACCTTTTAAGAAGTTTCTATCGATTACATCAGGTGTGTTGTTACTCTCATCCATTACAACTCTGAAAGCGTACAAACCTTGTCTTTGTTGGATTCCCTCTAAATAAGGATTAACAATGTTTAAGAATCTGTTTCTTGTTTCAGAAGAGTTTTGTTCGAACACCAAATATCTAGAAGTTGATGCGATATATTTTCTAACAGTCAACAACAATCTTCTAACATTGATTCTATCCAATGCCGATGGTTTATCTTGCAATGTTTTTTGTCCGAATACTACGATACCTTGTCCAGGGAATTGTGCGATTGGATTTACTTTACCTTCGTAGAGAGTATCTCTTTCAGAGTGAGTAAGTCTATTCAATACACTAACTGCTCCTAACAATCCACCTCTATTCAAACCTGCTGGTGCGAACCATTCTGCAGCAACTCTATCGTTTGATGCGAATAC